AAATGCTATGTTAAAAGGAAGAGTAATAAGATAATGTTTGATAGAATAAAGAGAGCAAGAAACCAGGATGGTACATTCAAGAAGGATGTATGGTGGACACCTTGGTCCGATTCATGGGAGTATAGAATGAGTGAAGACCTTAAAGATATGCTAGAAAGAACTGTATGGACTTTTGTTGAAGCATTCCTTGGAGCTTTAGTTGTTGCACCTTTAGTATCGCTTGACGCTAACACACTAGAACTAGCTGCGTTAGCTGGTGGTGGTGCTGCGCTTGCAGTTGTCAAGACATACGCAAAAAAACAAATAAGCAAGTAATTTATAAAACGTAACTTACCCTGTTGCAGCTATGTATAATGGTTATAACAGGGAGGTTAGTATATGACTAATAAAGTTCCAGAAGAATGGGGTAATAACTTCTATAAATCTGGATGGCAACCTGGACTAGAGGTTAACGAAGCCACTGGTCAAGGTGAAATCACACACGTTGGCACGGACCCAGACTTTAGAAATAAGTTTGATGATATTCTGCGTGACTGGGGGTTTGACCCCAAGCTATATGAAATTGTAGATACAGTTAAAGCTAGTAGCTGGAATGTACAATTAAAAGGTGGCAGAACAGAAACCTTTTTTGCATTTAAAGGTATAGTACGTAAGAAGAATCCTGGTCAAGATAAATACTTCAAAGCATTATTCAAACAAGCAGGTAGAAAACCACCTCTCAAATTAAAAACTCATGGTGGTGACACAGCATTCTTATTCTTCATGGCTGATTGGCAGCTAGGTAAGAAGGACTTTGGAGTAGAGAATACTATTAAACGTTATGACATAGCGCTGCAAGATGCAGTCAATAGAATCAAAGAGCTGCGCAAGTCTGGTGTAATGATAGATGAAATATACATGATAGGATTAGGTGACCTTACCGAAAACTGTACTCCACATTTTTACGAGAGTCAACCACACAATGTTTCTCTCTCACTGATTGAGCAATACGCATTAGCTAGGTCAATGATTATGAAAACAATAGATACATTCTTACCACATGCAGATAAGTTAATACTTGCAGGTGCGCCAGGAAATCATGGTGAGATGTCTAGGACTAGTAAAGGTCAAGTTGCAACAAGCAGATTAGATAACTCTGATACCATGCACTTACAGATATGTGAAGAAATTATGTCTGCTAATAAAGAACGTTACAAGAATGTAACAGTAGATGTGCCAGATGGTTTTCACCAGGTAATGACTATCAAATCAATACCGTGCGGCTGGACACATGGACACATGACTGGTGGCAGCGGTGGTAATCCAGAGAATAAAATAGAGAACTGGTGGAAGGGTCAGATGTATGGATTCTTACCGATGAGTGACGTACAGATTCTCATTACAGGTCACTATCATCACTTCCGTGCAAAGCAGCAAGGTGATAGGACTTGGTTTCAATCTCCTAGCTTAGATAAAAGCATAGACTTTACAGCTAGGTCTGGTCTTTGGTCCCATCCAGGTGTACTTACATTTACTGTAAATAAAAAAGGATGGGATAACCTAAAGATTCTTTAACCGTTTACTGGTACCTTAAAGTTAGGGTCACCGTATGCACGTGTTAAAGTCAAGAGATAAGACAACACTTCTTGTGTCTGTGTGTCATCTATAGTTTCAGAGTGGTCAACAAACAACATGAAGTTACGCAGCAGTGCATGTACCCTGGGATTGTTTATCTCCCACATCTTAGATTCTTTAATAGCATCTTCTAACATCATGTCCATTACCATTACTCCTCCTCTTTCATTTTAAATAAAGATATTGTCCAAGACAACGCATACTCCATATCTGATAATGCAGGAGAATGAACATTGGCTCTTTTGTATCTAAAATTTATAGACCTTTTTTTACCTAGTTTCATTACTCCTCCTCTTTATCTTTTGGTAATGTTAACTTCATCTCTACTGCAGCCATAATACCTAAGAGTTGTACTCTTCCATCTGGTGCAGTGATAGTTGCTTCTCTAAACAACTTAGTTCCGTTGTCTGTTTGTCTTGTTAATAGTTCTTGTATCAATACAAGTGTCTCTACATTTTTTAAATCACTCATTAGAATGGTGCCTCCTCAAAGTCTGTTAACGAATACATAGCAACATTACCTTTATGGTCATGGTGCCAGAACATATGGTCTCTACATTGTGCAGCATGTATGCCGTGACCCATCTTACGTAGGTCTGCTATGCGCTGCGAATATGTAGGTATAAACATTTTCTGGAATGTAGTACCACATACCCAGTCATGTCTATGTTCTCTTAACTTCTCCAGGACACGGTATGAATCCGTGCCTTGCTTAGGTTCCTTGACTCCGTGTACGTAAGCCATGTTAAGAACCGTCCTTTAATGACCAGTCTCCATCTGAATTAATCCAATCAAATACATTACCTTTAGTAAGTTGACCATCAGCTAATGCCTTTTTTGCTTTGTTAACTAACTCTATGTCACCTGCATCTGTAGATTTACTAACAGCTTGGTTAAACTTCTCCATCTGTTTTTCAGTTGGAGCATCACCTGGGTTTTTCATTATAGGTTTTTGCTCTACCTCACCATCAAATGTTTCAATGATGTCATTGATTACATCTGAATTACCTTGACGTTCTTCAAATGTTTTCTTTTGTTTGTCTATATATTTAGAAGCTACATCTATAAATGTCTTTTGGTTATCATCGCTGTAGTCTGCCATAACTTTTGGCATACCTTGCTTGACAGCCATTCTATCTACGGTGTACTTCCATACGTTAGCTGCAAACTTCTTATCACCTGCACACATGGTCAAGATTATCTCCTTCATCTCATTAGAAAGGGATGTCTTGGTCTCTTGTGCTATAGGTTTTTTTTTAGGTGCAGCTGGTTTACTGTCAGATACTTTGCTCATCTCTTCTCTGCTTGGTCTAGGTTTATTGCTGCCCTGGTATTTCCAGTTAGCTAAAGCTCTACCTATTGCAGAAGTCTCGCAGTTCTCCATCCATGCGTCAGCATTAGCAAAGCCACCTTGACCTTTAGTCTCTTGTGCTGTACCAGTAGTTACTGGTCTTGCATCTGTTAGGTCCTTGTATAGTTCTGCTTTAATAGTTACACATGTACCGTCAGTAGTTATGTGTACTATCTCTGTCTCTATTCTTCCGTCTGGATTATCCTTCCAAAATATTTTTAATCTATCTTCTACTGTCTCGTAGTTCTCTAAATTAAACTTTGCCATCGTTACCTTCCTTGTTTACTATCGTGTACACATGCTTGCGTGATATACCAGCAGCTGCAGCGATGTCATCTACTGTCATCTTTGTTGTACTCCTGGCATCAAACAAGTGTGTAATCATACTGTTACGTGATTGAATCTTGCTCTTTATTAAACTGCTAGTAGATTTTAATTCTTCAAATAATAAATCTTCATAGCTTGTTAACTTAGTCATCTTCTCCTTCCTCTTTTGAGTTCTTTTATTAAGTCCTGGACCGTATCATTGACGGTCAGTTCTAGTTCTAGTTCTTTGAGTAGTCTGTTAAGACTTTCTTCGTCCCACTTAGACATGTCATGCTGTTTGTGGTGCTAACATACCTATTTGTTTGTATGCTAAATCAGATAGTGCATAGTACACAGCTTGTTGATACCTGTACTGTTCATATATCTGTAAACCAAGGTCCTCTAATAAAGAATCAAGATGTTCTTTTATCTCATCTTTAGACTTACCTTTATTGTTCATTCTTATTGCATCCAACACAGCTGTCTCACAATAGTTCATAATCTTACTTGTACCTATAGTGTTAATTGGTCTGCCGTGTTCTGCACGTCCAGTATTTTCTTTACTGTATATGATTCCTTCCGCAACAAAATTCTTCATTATGCTGGGTCTTAGTCCTTTAATTACATCAAAAGCCATAGCTTTACCTCCCTTTGTCTTGTTAGACTCTTCTAGTTATTAATTGGTTACAAATAAATTGCGTTATTTGTAATAGTTACTTGTGTTACTTGTGGCACTAAGTACATCTTGCACAAATCATTCATGCAAACATGCCTGGCATTCACTAAGTGAGTGTGTCTGCCGCACATCATACAAATGCTTGACAACGTAACCTCCTTCTACGTTACTTAGTATATATTATACACGTTACTTCATGTTACGCATGCGTTTTTTTGCATAACGATAACCCTTCCATGTTTGGAAGTTAAAGTATGCAGCAAGTAGTGTGAATCCTACAATGAACGCAGTCATTGTAAGTAGGATAAATCCTTGCCAACTACACATGAGTCACCTCCTTCCTATTTCTAATAATACTTTGTCCCTGTCGGGGTTAAACATTGGAGAAGAACAGCCACCACCGAATGCTGGACTGAAGTCTGCCATATTGTCTGGCATGCCAGCTTGTATCTCGTCATACTTCTCACAAAAATAATTACCTGGCTTGTCACCACCAAGATATATACAAGCTAAGTTATCTTCGCTTGTTGGTTTACCGAACGGACATGGTCTCTGCTTGCAGCAGAAACCAGACCGAACACAAGAAGCAAACTCTATTGTTGCTCCTTAGCTAGCAACTTGTTGCATGCCTCGTACACTACCAAGTGGCTGTAGTTTTTATATACTTGTAGTGCATCACCTAGCATGCAGTATTCTGTATAACCCATCCACTCATGCGCTTTTATAATATCTGCACCTCTTGCACCTAGTATCTCATCACTGTAACCGATGATATCTAAGAACAATGTAGCTGGTGTTGTACCTGGCTCAAAGTTTTTGCTCCAGTCAAACAATGGCTGCAGCTTGTCCATTACTATATCTATTTGTGTTACTATTGTTTTAGGCATCTTGCCCTCCTTTTATTGCGTACATTATTTAGACTCCACATCGTGAGAAAAGTTACACTTACAATCCAAAAAACTTTTATAGATTGTGCGCAAGTGTTGCATCTCTCTGTACTTGTGTATGTCTAAACCTTCATTCATTATCCTGGTTCGCAGCTGGTCAACGTGACACTGGACCATCTCGTGTAATGATTCATGTCCGTATTTATTTTTCTTCATCTAGTACATCTTTTAAAAATTTAGCTGCATCACGTGAACCCATTTCTGTAAACAACAATGCAATTAATGTATCTATTGCTTTAGTTATTTTTAAATCCACAATAGTTGTATCAAGTCCCATGTCTTTTGCTTTAGCATGTAGTGTTTTTAAAGATTTAATTCTTTTTTGATAGTCCATTACTAATACCATTCTTCTTCCTTCCTATGCTGCCACCGCAACATCTTCTACTCTCTCAACTTCCAAATAAAAATCTATCTCTGCATCATTAAAAAATCTGTAATCAACAAAGTATTTATTCCAATACTTGTATGGTTGAAGAGGATATTTTTTGTTGTAATAAGCATCACTGTAACCATCCTTCTTTGGAA